AGGTATCCGTCGTTTAATGGAATCAGATTTTACCGGTCCGGTTAATATTGGTTCAGATGAGATGGTAACTATTAATAAAATGGTTGAATACCTTAAATCCATTAGTGGCAAATCACTAAAACCAGTACATAAGTTAGATGCACCAACAGGAGTACGTGGGAGAAACAGCGATAACAAACTTATCCAAGAAAAGCTTGGTTGGTCACCTAATTTTACATTAAAGGATGGCTTGCGACTTACTTATAGTTGGATTCTTGAACAAGTAAAACTTGATAAACAAGAGGCATAAGTATATAATCGTCTACGTATATGAGTAGACAAACGTTAGACTTAGATTATTTCGAAAAAGTCGTGGTGTACAAGAGTCTTACTGATGACCGTTACTTAGCATCAGTTATAGACCATGTACAGCCACGATTTTTTACTGATGAAAGCTTTAAACGTGTATTTACGTTAATTACGTCTTTCTTTCAAAAGAGATTTACCGTACCTACTAAGACAGAGATATTATCTTTCTGTAATACGCCTGAACTTAAGGAAGATTTCAAGAACACCGTTAAGAAAATAAAAGACATTGATAAAAACTTAAATGTTGACGAGTTATATCAAAATACGGAACGGTTTCTTAAAGAAAAGTCAGTTTACCATACAATGACTGATGTGGCTGATGATTGTTCTAAAGGTGACATTAACCCAGCTTCTATTTTTGATAAGTTTGAGAAGTGTTGTAGTATTAATTTATCAGTAGATACAGGTTTTGACTTCTTACGTTCATATTCACGGTTGATTGAAGACCTTAAGACCGAAGAACCGACTATATCTTCAGGCTGGCAATGGTTAGATAATAAACTTGATGGTGGGTTCCTTGAGAATGGTAGATCTATTTACATATTTGCTGGTGAAACTAACGTTGGTAAGTCAATTGTGTTAGGTAACATAGCATGTAACATAGCTAAACAAGGCAAGACGGTGTTATTGGTTAGTCTTGAGATGTCTGAAATGGTTTATGCTAAGAGATTAGCTGGTAACTTAACAGGTATTGAAGTTAATAACCTTAGATATGAATTACCTCAGTTGGAAGACAAGTTACAGTCATTTATTACTAATAACCCAACTAGTAGATTGTTAATTAAGGAGTTTCCACCTAGTACTATTACGCCTTCCCAATTAGGTGCCTTTATTAAGAAGATACAACAGAATGGAGTTGAGTTAGATGCTATTGTACTTGATTATGTTAACCTAATGCATTCACCAATGGGTAATAACAGCTATGAAAGAGTTAAGATAGCTACAGAACAGGTACGGGCTTTATCATATCAGTATAACTGCCCTGTTATCACTGCAACACAGTTAAATAGGTCAGGTTATGATAAGGAAGACCCTAGTCTTGATACTATTGGTGAGAGTATGGGGTTGGCAATGGGTGCTGATGCTATCTTTTCCGTATTTCAGAAAGAAGAAGACAGGGACTTAGACATCATTCGTATGGGTGTTATGAAGAACCGTTTCGGACCTAATCACGGTACTAGTGAGTTTAGTATTCATTACCCGACCCTTACTATTAGTGATGGTGATATACATGACATTGGTAGTACTTCGGCTGATGTTATATCAGTCATGGATGGTTTAGGTAAATAGTTGAAGAAATGATGTTTATTACTAATTATTCTTAATGTCTGGTAGGTGTTATGTATTTACTGATGCTGATTTAGATGGTGTTGGTAGTTTTATGGTTAGTAGGTGGTTAAAGGGTATAACATCCTTTACCACAACTACTCATAAACACTTTAGAGAAGATTTTGTTAGGTGGTTGTCGTCTAATAAGCTTTCCGACTATGAAAAAGTCTATATATTCGACATCAACGTTGCTGAACATTTTGATTTACTTGATCATCCTAACGTTAACGTTATTGATCACCATAATGGTAAAGATGGTTACGTAAATTTTAGTAAAGCTACGTTGGTGCTCGACCAAGACTTTAGTTCCACTACTAAATTAGTACTTAAAACATTTCTTCGTGAAGACCCTTCCTTAAGTTCTAAGTTAACGCATCAAATAGCCAAGTTTGTTAACCTTGTAGATGATTATGATAGCTATAAATTAGCTTTACCTGACAGTATAGGTCTTAATAATGTGTTATGGTCGTATACCGGTAACCGTGTAACTAAGTTCTTAGAAGAGTTTAGTTTAGGCTTTAATGGTTTTAGTACGTTCCATAAAAACATGATAGCCATTGCTGAAAAGAAGGTACAAGATACGGTTAACACTGTTGATACGTTCATGGTTAACTTTCCTATTGATGGAAAGGAACGTAAAGTAGTGTGTATTCAATGTGATCATAACATAAATGAAGTAGCTTATGAGGTTTTAAAGAAACATAACGCAGATATTTGTTTAGTTGTTAATTTAAAATCAAAAAGTGTAAGTTTTAGAAAGTCAAAGTCATGTAACGTTAACCTTTCTAAGTTAGCTAACAAGTTATGTGATGGAGGAGGTCATTCTGACTCAGCAGGCGGAGCAGTTAATGAAAAATTTCTTAAATTAAGTAAGATGTTTACTAAAATATGAAAATCTCAAGTAACAACCCATTAGAAAACACGTATGTTAAAGAGACAACTCATACGTTTATGGGGTTTTGTTCCTTTATTTCTATTTTACATAACAAAAAAATAAATTTACCTAACATCTTTATAATGCTTCTTAAAGATAGAAAGCTTAGAACATTTTTTAAAGAACTATTAGACATTGATACTGATTATGAATTTGTTCAAATGTTTTTATTCTTTGATCCCTCTCTTCATAAAAGCAAATACATAATGAAGTATGTCAATAGTAGGAGAAAAAACTTGATATTGTAGAGTTTATCTTTATTATTGAGTTAATGACTGACTTTGAAAAGTTAATTTATAATCGACATCTTGCTGAAACTAGATCTAGTCAAGGCAAACCTTTTAAACTAAGACAAAACTTCGATAAAATTGACGAGTCAACAAAAGTATACCTTACCCGCTTATCAAACTTCTTTAATAAGCATAAAAATATAAACATAAACAAATTTTTTAGAGCTCCATTTAAGATATACAAAGACAAACCCCACCTTGGGCTTGATTTTTATCTAAGTATGAAAGCAGTTAAGCTTTATCGAGAGTATATCAATTCAATTAACAGACAATCCCCAGATTCAGATGATGCTAAATTAGGTTTTAAACAATCTATGGAGTTTGTTATCAAGTTTTGCAAAGATAAACAAATTAAATTTTCTGATTATGTTAATTACAAGGAAGAAAATGCAATGAATTCGTTTTTTGAGCATTTAAAACACGGAAAAGTTACATTACTTTTTCTTTTTATGTACCCATCTTTTGAACTGCAACTTAAAACCGTAGACGTTGAAATGAGACAACATATTTTAGGTGATACATTTAATGATATTACCAATATGAGAGTTAAATTTTACAATTGTTCAGAACAAACCAAAGGTATATTCAAAAAACATTTTGATAATGCCGTAAAAGTAATGGGTTGATTTAAAATCGGTTTCTTCTATAATTAATTTTGTAAGGTGACGAGTGTTACCTATACGAAAAATAACGAAATAAAAACTAAAACTAAACTAAAATGACAAATATTAATACATTATTCGAAAGCATCAAGGGTTCTATGGAAAAAGCAACTGGACAATCAACCAGAGGTCAGTTTCTTAGGACAGAAGTAGGTAATACATATACGGTTAGGTTGATTCCTAACGTTAAAGACCCAGCTAAGACGTTCTTCCATTACTATACACATGGATGGACATCGTTTGCAACTGGTCAGTACGTTAATCATATTAGTCCTAATACGTGGGGTGAACGTGATCCTATTGCAGAGGCAAGGTATAGGTTGTCTAAGACTGGTTCTGAAGAAGAAAAGTCAAAGGCATCATCTATTCTTCGTCGTGAAAACTGGATGGTCAACGTATATGTTGTTAATGATCCTGTAAATCCTGATAATAATGGTACAATCAAGTTGCTTCGCTTTGGTAGACAGTTACATAAGATCATTATGGAAGCTATGCAAGGTGAAGAAGCTGAAGATTTCGGTCCTCGCATCTTTGACGTTGCTAAA